CCACTGTCATAAAGGCACTATCGGCGCAATCCGGCGTGTGGTGGAGCCGCTCGGCTATCTCATCAACGTGACGGAGTGGTGGGAAAACAGTGACCCGCCAGGCACCTTCAGGCTTGATATTGGTGTACTGGAAAGCGGCATCACAGAGGCAATGTATCAGGAAATGGAACGGCTGATTGCTGATGCCAAACCTGCAAGTCGCCACCTTATTGGCCTGAACATTACCCGGGACATTCCCGGCTACCTGTTCGCCGGTGGTGTGGCTTACGACGGCGATGTAATTACGGTTTACCCCGGATAAGTGAGGAATAATGAGCACAAAATTCAGAACCGTTATCACCACTGCCGGTGCAGCAAAGCTGGCAGCGGCAACCGCGCCGGGAGGGCGGAAGGTCAACATTACCACGATGGCCGTCGGGGATGGCGGTGGTAAATTGCCTGTCCCGGATGCCGGACAGACCGGGCTTATCCACGAAGTCTGGCGACATGCGCTGAACAAAATCAGCCAGGACAAACGAAACAGTAATTATATTATCGCAGAGCTGGTTATTCCGCCGGAGGTGGGCGGTTTCTGGATGCGTGAGCTTGGCCTGTACGATGATGCGGGAACGTTAATTGCCGTGGCGAACATGGCCGAAAGTTATAAGCCTGCCCTTGCCGAAGGCTCAGGGCGTTCGCAGACCTGCCGTATGGTCATCATCGTCAGCAGTGTGGCCTCAGTGGAGCTGACCATTGACACCACAACGGTGATGGCGACGCAGGATTACGTTGATGACAAAATTGCAGAGCACGAACAGTCACGACGTCACCCGGACGCCTCGCTGACCGCAAAAGGTTTTACTCAGTTAAGCAGTGCGACCAACAGCACGTCTGAAACACTGGCCGCAACGCCGAAAGCGGTAAAGGCCGCGTATGACCTTGCTAACGGGAAATATACCGCACAGGACGCCACCACCGCGCGAAAAGGCCTTGTCCAGCTAAGTAGCGTCACCAACAGCGATTCTGAAACGCTTGCGGCAACGCCAAAGGCGGTTAAGACAGCGTATGACCTTGCTAACGGGAAATACACTGCACAGGATGCCACCACAGCGCGAAAAGGTCTTGTCCAGCTCAGTAGCGCCACCAACAGCGATTCTGAAACGCTTGCGGCAACACCAAAAGCGGTGAAGTCTGCCTATGACAATGCTGAAAAACGTCTTCAGAAAGATCAGAACGGTGCGGATATTCCGGGAAAGGATACTTTCACGAAAAATATCGGTGCCTGTCGTGCTTATAGCGGTGCTTTGAGCACTGACGCCGGAAACTGGACAACCGCTCAGTTTATTGACTGGCTAGAGTCTCAGGGAGCCTTTAATCATCCCTACTGGATGTGCAAGTGTTCCTGGTCATACGGTAATAACAAAATTATTACCGATACTGACTGTGGGACTATTCATCTTGCAGGTTGCGTGATTGAGGTTATGGGCGTTAAAGCTGCAATGACCATTCGTGTGACCACTCCGAGTACATCAAGCGGTGGTGGTACCACCAGTGCGCAATTCACGTATATCAATCACGGAGCTGATTATGCGCCGGGCTGGCGACGCGACTACAATACGAAAAATAAGCAACCGGCTTTTGCATTAGGGAAAACAGGAAATACGGTTGCAAATAATAAAGCGGTAGGATGGAACTGGGACAGTGGTGCTTATTGTGCACAGGATGGCGGAGCATCAAAAATGGTGCTGCATTTTTACACGGGTGAGGGAAGTTGTCCGGCAATGCAGTTTCTTGTGGATTATAAAAACAGGGGGATTTTTTACAGGTCGGCACGTGATGGGTATGGATTTGAGGCTGACTGGTCAGAGTTTTATACCACATCACGAAAGCCAACACCTGCGGATATTCTTGCTCTGGCATTATCAGGCGGAAGCATGTCAGGCAGCATAAAATTTATCAATGATGCCTTCCTGATTTGGGAAAGAAACACTGACTGGGCGAAAATTGGATTTAAAAATGATTCAGATGCTGATTCTGACTCATACATGTGGTTTGAAACTGGTGATAATGGCAATGAATATTTTAAATGGCGCATCAGGTCTGGCAGCACAACAAAAGACCTGATGACGCTTAAGTCTGATGCACTACGGGTTACCGGGCAGGTGATACCATCAAATTTCAGCAATTTTGACTCCCGCTATGTCCGGGATATCCGGCTTGGTGGTGCCGCCACATACAAACCTGCGAACAATGGCATGACATGGACACATCAGGCACCGTCCGGGTGTGTATATACCGGCATTATTGTTCAGGATACCGGCTCAAACTCTGCCGATAACATTGGTGGCGTATATTACAGACCGGTGCAGAAATACATTAACGGGACATGGTATAACGTGGCGCAGGTATAATTTATGCAGCATTTAAAAAATATTACGGCGGGTAATCCAAAAACGGTTGAACAATATCAATTGACAAAGGACTTTGATGTTGTCTGGTTTTTTTCAGAAGATGGTAAGAACTGGTACGAAGAACAAAAGTATTTTGCTGATGACACGATAAAAATAGCGTACGACAAAGATAATATCATCCGCTATGTGGAAAAGGATGTGACAGCTATCAGACCGGATGGATTAAGTGTTGTTGAAGTGGCGGATATTACTGCTAACCGACGGGCGGATATTTCAGGGAACTGGATGTTTAAGGATGGCACAGTGATCAAACGAATTTATACGGCAGAGGAATTGCAACAGCAGGCAGAAAACAGGAAAGCCAGACTTCTTGCAGATGCTGAATCCGTGATTTTGCCGCTGGAGCGCGCTGTCAGGCTGAATATGGCAACAGAGGAGGAGCGTAGCAGACTGGAAAGATGGGAACGCTACAGCGTTCTGGTCAGTCGTGTGGATCCTGCAAATCCCGAATGGCCGGAAATGCCGCAATAAGTTGTATGAGCTCTGGTGTGAGCTTACATATCTATGGCACAGAGTAAAGCCTGATCTGACAGTCCGCTCTGTGCCAACAGCGGACATTATAGATGGTATATGTAGAAAGTGAACATGCGTAGATTGTATGATTTAGCCGTCACTTAATTATTGGATAACTCACACAAGTATGACCGTTGCTTATCGCATACATTTGGTTTCCCTTAAGATTTACAAATGGAAATGTCGTATACTCATAATTTATAGAGGTCATATTAAATGTAAGGAATTTATCTTCAAGTTCTAATTTTGTAGAGTGGGCAGGGTATGTTCCTTCATTTTTCATTGTGATAATAAAACCGATAGGGAAAAAATGTAAAGCACAAATAAATGCCACATGTCCTTCGTTCATAAATGCTACACTTTGAGCGGATATGTGCATTCTGTGTGGGTAAAACCAGTAGTAAATATCATGAGTTTCCTCAAAACTTGAATTTTTACCCAAAACATAATCCTTTAAAGGTGTATAGAAGGGGCTATCTACGGGTTCTTTTTTACAATCTTCAACTGAAGTTGCTGATAGCACGTGCCCAATCATAGCCTTAGTGAAAGATATGCTATCAAAAGGTATTCTAATGAATGGATATACATTCATACCATTCATATATCGACTTAACTGTTCTTTAAAGGACTTTGTTACATTTTCAATTGCAACATCGAGCCCACCTAATACCTTATTGTTACAGTGGCTGCAAATGGTTCTGAAATAAGAGCCATTTTTAGCATTTAATGGTTTAACTGGTTCCTGAATACCAAAAAATTCGCTAACTGTTTTCTGCAAAACAGGGCCTAAGGTTATGGCGCACTTTGGAGGAACATGATCTTTTGTGAGCAAGCCATATTTCCCACAAATATTGCAATAACCTTCAGTAATGCCATTGTGCTTCCATCGTTCACTAATTTTCGTCATTTTTATTCCCTCAGTAGCATAAGCTATCTATACGTTTTTTAATCCTATCAAAGATACAACTTAACGTCAGGAAAATGATAGTGTTTATCTAAGTAATACAATTAACTTCAACGCGTGACAGTCTGCTTTTCGCTCAAAGCAGACTGTCAGATTTGATAGCATTTGGGCTATGTAAATTGTCAGGCGGAAAATGAGTGAGTACAAATCAGGACAGGCGGGCGAATTGCCCGCCTTTTCTTTATCTGTTGTTTCATCCACTGACCAGTCAGGTCAAATAGCGTCTCATGCACTGCACAACAGAAAATAGTTGCACCCATTAACCACGGAGTTAAACGGATGAGTGACTATCATCACGGCGTGCAGGTGCTGGAGATTAACGACGGCACCCGCGTCATTTCCACCGTATCCACTGCCATTGTCGGCATGGTCTGCACGGCCAGCGATGCGGATGCGGAAACCTTCCCCCTCAATAAACCTGTGCTGATTACCAATGTGCAGAGCGCCATTGCAAAGGCCGGTAAAAAAGGCACGCTGGCGGCATCGTTGCAGGCCATCGCTGACCAGTCAAAACCGGTCACCGTTGTCGTGCGCGTGGAAGACGGAACCGGCGACGACGAAGAAACGAAACTCGCGCAGACCGTTTCCAATATCATCGGCACCACCGACGAAAACGGCCAGTACACCGGACTGAAAGCCCTGCTGGCGGCGGAGTCGGTAACCGGTGTTAAACCGCGTATTCTCGGTGTGCCGGGGCTGGATACCAAAGAGGTGGCTGTTGCACTGGCATCAGTCTGTCAGAAGTTGCGCGCTTTCGGGTATATCAGCGCATGGGGCTGTAAAACCATTTCCGAGGTGAAAGCTTACCGCCAGAATTTCAGCCAGCGTGAGCTGATGGTCATCTGGCCGGATTTCCTCGCATGGGATACGGTCACCAGTACCACCGCCACCGCGTATGCAACCGCCCGTGCACTGGGGCTGCGTGCCAAAATCGACCAGGAGCAGGGCTGGCATAAAACGCTGTCCAATGTCGGGGTGAACGGTGTTACCGGCATCAGCGCATCTGTATTCTGGGACTTGCAGGAGTCCGGCACCGATGCTGACCTGCTTAACGAGTCAGGCGTCACTACGCTGATTCGCCGCGACGGTTTCCGCTTCTGGGGTAACCGTACCTGCTCTGATGACCCGCTGTTCCTCTTTGAAAACTACACCCGCACCGCGCAGGTGCTGGCCGACACGATGGCTGAGGCGCACATGTGGGCGGTGGACAAGCCCATCACCGCAACGCTGATTCGCGACATCGTTGACGGCATCAATGCCAAATTCCGTGAGCTGAAAACAAACGGCTATATCGTGGATGCGACCTGCTGGTTCAGCGAAGAATCCAACGATGCGGAAACCCTCAAGGCCGGAAAACTGTATATCGACTACGACTATACACCGGTGCCTCCTCTTGAAAACCTGACCCTGCGCCAGCGTATTACCGATAAATACCTGGCAAATCTGGTCACCTCGGTTAACAGCAATTAAGGAGCCTGACCGATGGCAATGCCGCGCAAACTCAAGTTAATGAACGTCTTTCTGAACGGCTACAGCTATCAGGGCGTCGCGAAGTCCGTCACGCTACCAAAACTGACCCGTAAGCTCGAAAACTATCGCGGTGCGGGGATGAACGGCAGCGCACCGGTAGACCTCGGCCTTGATGACGATGCGCTGTCAATGGAGTGGTCGCTCGGGGGCTTCCCGGATTCGGTTATCTGGGAGCTTTACGCCGCAACCGGTGTGGATGCCGTACCGATTCGTTTTGCAGGCTCTTACCAGCGTGACGATACCGGCGAAACGGTGGCCGTCGAGGTGGTCATGCGTGGACGTCAGAAAGAAATCGACACCGGCGAGGGCAAACAGGGAGAAGACACCGAGTCGAAAATCTCCGTGGTCTGCACCTATTTCCGGCTGACGATGGACGGTAAGGAGCTGGTCGAAATCGACACCATCAACATGATTGAGAAGGTGAACGGCGTCGACCGGCTGGAGCAACACCGCCGCAATATCGGCCTGTGATTTTCATCCGGTCAGCCTGGCTGACCGGTTAACCCTGATTCAGAAGTGAGAAAACCATGAACAAAGAAAATGTGATTACCCTGGAAAATCCGGTCAAACGTGGTGAGCAGGTTATCAAACAGGTCACGCTGATGAAACCTAATGCCGGGACGCTTCGCGGTGTCAGTCTGGCTTCGGTCGCACACTCCGAAGTCGATGCACTTATTAAGGTGCTGCCGCGCATGACGGCACCGATGCTGACCGAGCAGGAAGTCGCCGCGATGGAACTGCCTGACCTTGTGGAACTGGCCGGTAAGGTGGTCGGTTTTTTGTCGCCGAACTCGGTGCAGTGACGTTTCCGAAAAATCTGTCGGTAGATGACCTGATGGCGGATGTGGCAGTGATATTTCACTGGCCGCCATCAGAACTGTATCCCATGAGCCTGACCGAACTCATCACATGGCGCGAAAAGGCGCTCCAGCGAAGCGGAAACACGAATGAGTAACAATGTAAAATTACAGGTATTGCTCAGGGCTGTTGACCAGGCATCCCGCCCGTTTAAATCCATCCGCACAGCGAGTAAGTCGCTGTCGGGGGATATCCGGGAAACACAAAAATCACTGCGCGAGCTGAATGGTCACGCATCCCGTATTGAGGGATTTCGCAAGACCAGTGCACAGCTTGCCGTGACTGGTCATGCACTTGAAAAGGCACGGCAGGAGGCCGAAGCACTTGCCACACAGTTTAAAAACACTGAACGTCCGACCCGTGCTCAGGCGAAAGTGCTGGAATCCGCAAAGCGTGCGGCGGAGGACTTACAGGCGAAATATAACCGCCTGACGGATTCCGTTAAACGCCAGCAGCGGGAACTGGCCGCTGTGGGAATTAATACCCGCAATCTTGCACATGATGAGCAGGGGCTGAAAAACCGTATCAGTGAAACCACCGCACAGCTTAACCGGCAGCGTGACGCGCTGGCGCGTGTCAGTGCACAACAGGCAAAACTTAACGCAGTCAAACAGCGTTATCAGGCAGGAAAAGAACTTGCCGGAAATATGGCCTCAGTGGGCGCTGCCGGTGTGGGGATTGCGGCGGCGGGAACGATGGCCGGAGTTAAGCTGCTGATGCCCGGTTATGAGTTTGCGCAGAAAAACTCAGAATTGCAGGCCGTGCTCGGTGTGGCAAAAGATTCCGCCGAAATGGCCGCGCTCCGCAAACAGGCGCGCCAGCTCGGCGACAATACCGCCGCCTCAGCGGATGATGCGGCCGGTGCGCAGATTATCATTGCGAAAGCGGGTGGAGATGCTGCGGCTATTCAGGCGGCAACGCCGGTCACGCTGAATATGGCACTGGCGAATCAGCGGTCGATGGAAGAAAACGCGCAACTGTTGCTGGGGACTAAGGCATCCTTTCAACTGTCAAATGATGATGTCAGCCATGTGGGCGACGTGTTGTCGGCAACGATGAATAAGTCGGCGGCTGATTTTCAGGGACTCAGTGATGCACTGACTTACCTCGGTCCGGTTGCGAGGACGGCAGGTGTAAGTCTTGAACAGGCAGCGGCCATGACAGGTGTGCTGCATGACAATAACATCAGGGGGTCAATGGCGGGTACGGGTGGCAGTGCCGTTGTCACCCGATTACAGGCACCGACTGGAAAAGCATGGGATGCACTCAAAGAGCTTGGCGTTAAAACCTCGGACAAAAAGGGAAATATGCGTCCGTTGTTCACCATTCTGAAAGAGATTCAGGCCAGCTTTGATAAACACAAGCTGGGAACGTCTCAGAAGGGGGAATACCTTAAAACCATTTTTGGTGAGGAAGCCCTGAAATCAGCGAACGTTTTACTGGCAGCGGCTGCAAGCGGAAAACTGGATAAGCTGACCGCCACACTGAAAGCCTCAGACGGTAAAACGGAAGAGCTGGTTAAAATCATGCAGGACAACCTCGGCGGTGACTTTAAGGAGTTTCAGTCCGCTTATGAAGCGGTGGGGACTGACCTGTTTGACCAGCAGGAAGGCGCACTGCGTAAGCTCACGCAGACGGCCACAAAGTATGTGTTAAAACTCGACGGCTGGATCCAGAAAAACAAATCACTGGCGTCAACCATTGGCCTAATTGCCGGTGGCGCGCTGGCGCTTACTGGCATCATCGGTGCCATTGGTCTTGTAGCCTGGCCGGTTATCACCGGCATCAATGCCATCATCGTGGCAGCAGGCGCAATGGGGGCAATCTTCACGACGGTTGGCAGTGCTGTTATGACTGCCATCGGGGCGATTAGCTGGCCGGTTGTGGCCGTGGTGGCCGCCATTGTCGCCGGGGCGTTGCTTATCCGTAAATACTGGGAGCCTGTCAGCGCATTCTTTGGCGGTGTGATGGAAGGGCTGAAAGCGGCATTTGCGCCGGTGGGGGAACTGTTCACGCCACTTAAGCCGGTGTTTGACTGGCTGGGCGAAAAGTTACAGGCCGCGTGGCAGTGGTTTAAAAACCTGATTGCCCCGGTCAAAGCCACCCAGGACACCCTGAACCGTTGCCGTGATACTGGCGTCATGTTCGGGCAGGCACTGGCTGACGCGTTGATGCTGCCGCTTAATGCGTTCAACAAACTGCGCAGCGGTATTGACTGGGTACTGGAAAAACTCGGTGTTATCAACAAAGAGTCAGGCACGCTTGACCAGACCGCCGCCAGAACTCATGCCGCCACGTATGGCACCGGTGGTTATATTCCGGCGACCAGCTCTTATGCAGGCTATCAGGCTTATCAGCCGGTTACGGCACCGGCTGGCCGCTCTTATGTGGACCAGAGTAAAAACGAATATCACATCAGTCTGACGGGCGGTACTGCGCCGGGGACTCAGCTCGACCGCCAGTTACAGGATGCGCTCGAAAAATACGAGCGGGATAAACGTGCGCGCGCCCGTGCCAGCATGATGCATGACGGTTAAGGAGGTGACGAAAAATGATGCTCGCGTTAGGTATGTTTGTTTTTATGCGCCAGACGCTGCCACACCAGACCATGCAGCGTGAATCAGATTATCGCTGGCCGTCAAATTCCCGTATCGGTAAACGGGATGCCTACCAGTTTCTCGGTGTTGGCGAGGAAAATATCACGCTTGCCGGTGTGCTTTATCCCGAACTGACCGGCGGCAAGCTGACGATGACCACGCTCAGGCTGATGGCTGAGGAAGGCCGGGCGTGGCCGTTGCTGGATGGCACAGGCATGATTTACGGCATGTATGTCATCAGCAGGGTGAGTGAAACAGGGAGTATTTTCTTTGCAGACGGCACACCCCGGAAAATTGATTTTACGCTGTCACTTACCCGCGTTGATGAATCACTGGCCGCGCTTTATGGCGATATCGGTAAACAGGCGGAATCGCTCATCGGTAAGGCGGGCAGTATGGCAACTAAATTCACGGGTATGACGGGGGCGGGATAATGCTGGATACGCTGACATTTGATGCAGGCAGTACGCTGACGCCGGATTACATGCTGATGCTCGACAGCAGGGATATTACCGGCAATATCAGCGACCGTCTGATGAGCATGACCCTGACGGATAACCGGGGCTTTGAGGCTGACCAGCTTGATATTGAACTGAACGATGCCGACGGGCAGGTCGGGCTGCCGGTTCGTGGCGCTGTCCTGACGGTGTATATCGGCTGGAAAGGTTTTGCCCTGGTATGCAAAGGGAAATTTACCGTTGATGAGGTTGAACACCGGGGCGCGCCGGATGTTGTCACCATCCGCGCCCGGAGTGCAGATTTTCGC